ACTCTAGCAGCTCCAACAAACGCTATAGCCAATGGACAATACATAGCTTTACTAGTTATACAAGATGGTACAGGCTCTAGAACACTTGCATGGAACGCTGTCTATGAATTTAAAGACGACACAGCACCTACACTAACTACTACCGCTTCTAAAGGTGATTTGTTTACATTTAGATACAACGGTTCTAAGTGGTTAGAAGTAGGTAGGAATCAAAACTTAACACTAAGCTAATATGGCAGATATTAATCTAGGAGTCGGTGGAGCTAACTCAGCTACGGGTGGGTATGATATTGATAACTCTTGTAAGTTTGAAGCTGATAATGTTGAAAAAATGACTCATACTTATGACTCAGCACCTACAAGCCAAAAGAAAGGAACTATTAGTATGTGGTTCAAAAGAACTGAAATAGGCTCAAATATTGGACTTTTTCAGTTTGGAGATGATGCTTCAGGAAATTATTTATCACTTCGTTGGGGTAGAGATATATATGGTTCATTAGAAACATATGGAATGCGACTTGGAGGAACTAATTTTAGTGTAGGAAATAGTTATGGAGCAATTAGAGATACTTCAGCTTGGTATCATGTGGTAATAGCTATAGACACAACTCAAGCTACTTCAACAAATAGATTTAAAGTTTACAGAAATGGAGTAGAGCCGGGATGGTCAACTGACAACACATCTAACATTACACAAAATGCAGATTTGGCTATTGGTGAAAATGGCAAAGATATAATGATAGGCGAAGGTGTTTATAGATACAATGGATATATAGCAGAAGTACATTATGTTGATGGGCAACAACTAACATCAGCAGACTTTGGTGAATACGACGATGATAGTGGTATATGGAAACCTAAAGCTTATACAGGCACTTATGGTAATAATGGATTTTATTTAGATTTTAGCAATGCTTCAAACTTAGGTGAAGACCAAAGCGGTAATAACCACGACTTTACTTTATCAAACATCACAGCAGCAGACCAAGCAACTGACACACCTACTAATAATTTTTGTACTTTTAATACTCTTGCTGCAATAGGTACTGCTATTAGCAGTTCAACATATACTGAAGGTGGTACAGTTGCTCAAGCTAATAAACAAAATGATTTAGGTGAAGGCACAATGATGTTTTCTAATGGAAACTGGTATTTTGAAATGCAAGTTCCATCATCATCATCCACTGCTGATGCAATGTTTGGTTTTGGTGTTCCTAATGAATGGGGTCTAAGCGGTTCAAATCCTGGAAATGATTACAAAAGTTTTGCAGCACATACTTTAGGTAGATGGTATTTCAATAACAATGGACATACTTCAACCGACTCAAGTGCTGCATTTGCAAAAGGAGATATTGTTTCTATAGCTATAAATACAAGTAGCCAAAAAGCATGGATAGCAGTAAATGGTACATGGGCAACTGGTACTAATCCTGCTACAGGAACTGGTGGTTTTTCATATGGAACTCTTATTACTAATTGGGAGTCAGGAGATTATTTAGTTCCTGCATTCAGAACACATTTTGTAAGTGGCTCAAAAAGTAATGCTAACTTTGGTGGATATACAGTTATGTCAATCTCAAGTGCAGCAACAGATGAAAATGGCTACGGAACTTTTGAATACGCACCCCCATCAGGCTACTACGCCTTATGCACTAAAAACCTAGCGGAGTACGGATAATGGCTTATACAAATATAGACGACCCATCTGCATATTTTCAGACTTTGTTATGGACTGGTAATGATGTTGATGGTAGAGCATTAACAAATGATGGTAATAGTGATTTACAGCCTGATTTAGTTTGGTTGAAAAATAGAAATGTTGGATACAATCACTTTTTACAAGATTCCTCACGAGGAACTTCAGTATATTTATCTTCAAATACAACTACAGGAGATACAACTTGGACAAACTTGGTAGAGTCTTTTGACACCAATGGTTTTACTGTTGGAGATGATGGCTCACAAGTACCCAACCATACTGGAAATACTTTTGTTGGATGGCAATGGAAAGCCAATGGTGGTACGACAGTTAGTAATACGGATGGTTCTGTAACTTCTACAGTACAAGCCAATCAAGATGCAGGTTTTAGCATTGTTACTTTTACTTCAGCTCCTAGTTCAGGGACAGGAATTTTTTCAGTAGGACATGGATTAGGACAAATACCTGCAATGGTTATTACAAAAAACAGAGGTGGCTCAGCAAGTAACTGGTGGACTTGGCATAAAGGTTTAACTGGTGGCAACAGCAATACCAGTTATATTGTTGCCTTAGAAAGAATTAGTATTGAAGCAAGTTACTCAAATGCTTGGGGTGCAGGTATGACATCTTCAGTCTTTGGAATGCAATCAGGTAATACAGCACTTGCTAGTACAGATTATCTAGCCTACTGCTTCGCAGAAAAACAAGGCTACAGCAAGTTTGGCAGTTATGTCGGCAATGGAAATGACAATGGTCCGTTTGTCTATACAGGATTTAAACCTGCTTTTGTGATGGTTAAAAATGCAAATGCAACTAAAAATTGGTATATGTGGGATAACAAAAGGAATCCATACAATGTTGTCAACAATGGATTAAATGCCAATACAACCAATGCAACACAAGGAACAGCTTATGACTCATTAGATTTTTTATCTAATGGCTTCAAAATACGAGACTATGCAGATGGAACATGGAACGGAAGCGGAAATACAATAATCTACATGGCATTTGCAGAAAATCCTTTTACGACATCAACAGGTGTCCCGTGTACAGCACGTTAAACATTTAACTAACCACTTTATTATAGGAGAAAAATTATGTGGGCATTAGTAGAATCGGGAAGTGTAACCCAAATTTACACAAGACCCAAAGCTATAACAGTGGGAGAAGTTAACTATCCTGCTAATATCTTTATGCTTTGGTCAGCTTCTGAACTAGAAGCTATGGGGATTTATGAGGTCGTTATCGACAACACAAATCTAAAAAGTAACGAGTATTATATTAATACTAATCAAAGCTTTGACTTTGCAGACGGAGTTGTAACAGCTTCATACGGTGTGGCAACTGCTAAACCTATAGATGATGTACTCTTTACAGCTCAAGAAGAAACAGATGGGCTTGGTACAGAAGGTGAAGTTAAGCAATATGGTTTAAAACCACAACACAAAGCTGTAATAAACTCTCAAGCCGGTGGTATCTTACAAGGCACTGACTGGATGGTTGTCAGAGCTGCAGAAGGTGGTACAGCAGTACCAAGCGATATAGCAACGTGGAGAGCTGCAGTGCGTACAAAGTCTAATGACATGTGTACAGCTATTGACGGTGCTGCAGACGTAGATGCTTTAGCAGCTTTATACGAGTACATAAATACAGGTACTGAAGAGTCCCCAGTAATGGAAAGACCTTTAGGTGAGTTTCCAAAACTAGGAGCATAACATGGAACTATCAGCATATATCATTTGGAACATCTTTATAACGTTAGTCTTAGCCCCTATCTGGTTTCAGATTAGGCAGAACACTTCAGAGCTTAGAAGACAAGATATATTGCTGAACAAAACCCGTGAAGAGGTTGCAAAAGATTATGTAACCAAAGATGAGCTAAGAAACGATATGACCATCATTATGGAAAGAATGGATAAAATCAGTGAAAAGCTTGACAAACTCTTTGAAGTTAAGTAAAATAGGTATATAGGAAATAAGAATGTCCAAAAGAAAAGATAGAAAAAGATACAGTAAAGGTACTAGACAAGACTATACTAAAGGTGGTAGAGTACAAGCTCAAGAAGGTGGTCGTTTTGAATACGATCAAATTAGTGGTTTAAAAAATCAACAAGCATATGACCCTGTAGCTGCTGCAAAAGCTCAACAAGATGCTGCAGAAGCTGCTGCAAAAAAAGCAGAAGAAGAAGCTGCTGCAAAAGCTGCTGCAGAAGCTGCGAAGGCTGCAGAAGAAGCAAAAAAAGCTGCACTAAGACAATCTATTGACGATGCTGCTGCTGGTAAAGTTCCAGAGTCTGCAGTTATAGGTACACCTGTACAAGCAGGAATAGACCCTGTTACTGGACAACCTTTACCAGAACAAAAGGTTACGACTATGGCTGCACCAACTACAGTTCAAACAAGAACTGCACCGGGTGTTGCACCAGAAAAAGTTACAACTGTTGACACAACTGCACAAGCTAAAACACCAGAACAAATACAAGCTGCACAAATGGAAGCAGCAAAAGTTGATACAGATGTACAAGTTGAAGCTGCAGAGGGAGCTGTATCCGATCAAGCTATTGCTCAAGCTGCAGGTGTTGAACGTGTAGAACCTATTGAAGCTGCAGAAGTTGAAATACCAGAAGGTGCTTTAACTGAAAGAGTTGTAGGTACGTTAAGTCCAGAAGCTCAATCAACTGCTGTAATGAACGTTGGTAGTTCATTGGCAAGAGTTACAAGAGCTAAGAAACAACTAGCAAATGCTGGACTAAGCGATGCAGATATTACAGAGCTTGGTAACGACCCAGAAGCTTTAGAAGCTAGACTTGCAGACTTTAGTGAAGCTGAAAGAGGTATCATAGCTGGATTACCAGAAGAAGCTTTAGTATCTAATCAAATAGATACATTATTAAAAGGTATTGAAGAGGGTGAGATTCCTACATGGGCTGCTCCGGCTGTAGCTAGTGTTGAAGCTATGTTAGCTAAACGTGGTATGTCAGCATCTACTGTGGGTAGAGATGCTTTGCTCAATGCTATTATACAATCAGCAATGCCTATTGCTCAGTCTAATGCTCAAGCTATTCAAGCAAGTGTTAGTCAACAAAAAACAATAGAAGCACAAGAAGCCGAAGCAAATGCAGCTAGAGGACAGCAGACAGCATTAACAAATGCTAGTAATGTATTCCAACTTAATATGGCTCAGTTTAGTGCTGACCAACAAACAGCATTATCTAATAGTAAATTCTTACAAACTATAGGATTAACTGAAGCTAATATGGAACAGCAAGGTATTATGCAAGATGCTGTAATGATGTCTCAAGCTAATCTAGCTGAAGCAGACTTTAATCAACGTGCACAAATACAAAATGCTCAAGCTTTTTTACAAATGGATTTAACCAATCTAAGTAATCAGCAACAAGCTAACGTATTAAAAGCTCAACAAACTCAGCAACGTTTGTTAAGTAACCAAGCTGCTCAAAATGCTGCAGCTCAGTTTAATGCTACAAGTGAGAATCAAACTAATCAGTATATGGCTAGTTTAAATGCTCAGATTAATCAGTTTAATGCAGCTCAACAAAATGCTACAGAACAGTTTAATGCTACACAAGCTAACGCTGCTGAAGCTAGAGATGCACAAAGACAAGCTGATTTAAATAAGTTTAACACACAGTTAGCAACACAAGTAGATCAATTTAATGCTAATCAAGACTTCGCAAGGAATCAATGGAACGCACAGAACATTGCTGCTGTTGAAGCTTCTAACGTACAGTGGAGAAGACAAACCAACGTAGCTAACACTGCTGCTCAGAATGCAGTTAATATGCAGAATGCCCAGAATGCTTTTGCAATGTCACAAACTGCACAGTCTTTCTTATGGCAGGAACTAAGAGATCAAGCTGATTTTGATTTTAGAGCTGGTGAAAATGAACGAAGCAGAATTGCACAACTTGTAAACACTGCACTAGCTTCAGACCCTTCTAAATATAATTCAAGTTTAGGAAACTTACAAAATTTAATAGGTGTTATAACAGAGGATGTAATAGGATAGTATAATGGGATTATTTAAAAAAATTAAAAAAGCTTTTAAAAAAGTAACACGTGGTATTAAAAAAGCAGTTAAAGGTGTTGTTAAAGGAGTTAAAAAAGTAGTTAAAAAAATTAGCTCTAGTAAAATCCTTAAAGCATTAGCTATTGCTGCTGCAGTCGTAGTGACGGGGGGTGCTGCTGTTGCAGCATTTACTGGAGGTACAGCAGCCAGTGGTACATTTGCTGGATGGATGATGAATGCTAGTCAGGCAGTTACTGGTGGTTCTTTGTTTGGTACGTCTACAGCTTTAGCCAGAGGTGCAGGAACAGTAGCTAAATTTGTTGCAAGTCCTTTTAAAGCTGTTGGTACAGCCTTAGGAAGTGCTGCTGCAACGGTTACAGACTTTACAGGACTTACAACTGAAGCAGGTAGGATGGGAGTCACTCCAGAAATGCAAACTGCAATGGCAGAAGCACAAGTTAAAGCAGGTGTTCAATTAAGCCCAGATAACTTAAACTTAGAACAATCAATTCAAAGAGTTTCTGATGCTGGAGGAGGTAGTGTGGCTGATATAAAAAGTGCTATTGATAGTGGCTTAACAACAAAAGAAGCTATTATACAACAAGCATCAATTACAACAACTCCAACTACATTATTAGGTCAAGAACAAGCTGCGATGGCTGCAGCAAAAAGTTCAGGAGCTTCAGCAGAAACTATGGCATACTTAAGACAACAAAGTGCTCAAACAGCTACAGCTTATGGTGTTCCTAGTGCAGATATTGTAAGTGCTGGTTTTCCTGAAGCAGCATCAACCAAAAGTTTTTCAGAAAAATATCCGAATACTACCGCTTTTGTTCAGGGTGCAGGTACTTCAGTTGCTAATACAATGTTAAATACTTATGCTCAATCATTAATGGCAGGAGACCCACCAGGTAGAACAGGTGCTGGAATCGGAGAAGAAGGAGCATCAAGAAGAGACCCTATTGGTATATACAGCAATGCTTTAGATATTAATCCAGATGATTTTACAAAACATTTTACATTTGGTAATACTGTAGAAACTGGTAACATGCCACTCATTCAACAACAAACATTAGAGGTAGCATAATGGCAATACCTAATAGAAAAGCAAGACCAATTATTTCAAATAGTGTTAGTGATGTAGCTTCACAAGCTGTTCTTGATGGGTTAGATGCTGGATTTACAATCGATGAAATAGCTCCTGATAATGGACCTAAACTCCGAGGAGAAGCTAGGTTTAATCAAGAAGCCTTAGATGAGATTGTTGATTTATCTTCACAAGGTGGTGCAATTCCGGGACAAAGTTTAGTCAATGACCCTGCACAACCTTATCCTTGGGAAAGACCTCCAGAGTTTGCTAATCCTAAACATGCATTAGATTACATGGTTGGTTTAATATTCCAACCAGAAGCAATGAAAAATATTGTACAAGCTTTAGCAAATGGTGCAGCAGTTGCAGACATTGCAATGGTTTCACTCTATGCAAAATTCACAGAGGGTAAATTTAATCCTGATGTTTTAATGTTGTTAGCAGAACCCATTATGTATATCATTATGGCAATTGGTGAAGAAGCTAATATTAAATATAACATCGAAGACAGTAACGATTTAGACGAACTAGATGATGAAGATTATGAAGAAGAGTTTAATAATCAAGTAAATGAATTTAGAACTGTATTTGAAGATATTAAAAATGGTACTATGAAAAGAAAAGTAGAACCTGAAAAAATTAAAAGTGGTGTTGTGCCACAAAACATTCTAGACAAAGTTAAAGAACAAGGTCCAGAAATTAGAAGTTTATTAAGCAAGGGAGAAGAGTAATGGCAGATTTTAAAGAAAGCCCGTTTAAACCTATGTCAGATAGTTATCGTAAGTTAGCTACAAGTTTATTATCTAGCTCTGATGACTCTTATAAAAAAGATGTATATAAAGGAATAGGATTACAAGTTATTGCAGATGGGTTAAAAGGAGCTGGTGCTAGTCTTAAGCAAGGTGTTATTGATGGAGCTAATGATGTTAAAGAACAGTATAATGATATTTTTAAAACTAACCAAGCTGAGTATGAATCTTTTGTAAATGAACGAGAAAGACTAAAAAGATATAATGAAAACAAAGAAACATTTTTAAATGAAGAAGCTGCAAGAGTAATAAATAATACTGATGAAGCTGTAGCAGCACGGGTTACTTGGTCTGAAGTAGATGAGCAACCTGAAAAAATTAGAAGTGCTATGTATAAAGCATTTAATGATGAACGAGAAAAAATACAAAGAGAAATGGAATCTCTTTCAGTCGACCCTAGAGTAAAAACTAGAACTTTTCAACAGTTTAATGAACGAGCAAGAAACGAATATCTTGCTGCATTAAAGCTTGTAGAAGATGACCCAACTAAAAAAGGATTAGTAAGAAATCTTTGGAATAGAGTTTTTAAAACCAAAAGAACTCCGGATGGAGAACTTGTTACAACTAATGAAAGTTTATTAAAACTTCAAAAAGATTTAGAAGATGCTAAAAAAGAAAGATCAACTTTTAGAGATAGTATTGAAAGGCAACAAGTTATTGAAGGTTTATATACGCCTTTAGAATTTCAAAATAAAGACATTGATAGAAGTAGTCTTTACTTTAAAGGGACTCCGCTGCTTCGAGAAGCTGTTAAAAATATTCCAGAGTATGGAGGTTTAAAAGATGGTTTTTATCACGAAGCTTTAAATATAGTTCTTGATGAAAATCCCGGACTAACATCAGACCAAGCTCTTAATAGAACTTATATGATGATTGTAGACGGTCAATTTAATCCTGAGGAATATCAAACACGAGATAAACTTAAAGAAAATGCTGGAAGAAACTTAATTACTTTATATGAAAATTTAAGTTCAGATGAAAAAAGAAAATATTTTGAAGAAGACCCATCAAGATTATTTAAAGTTGCAGATGCTTATGACAATGATAATCAACCTAATCAAGCAAAAGGTCTTGGTGTAACATATAAAGATATTTTTGAGGATAACAAATCTCTTGCAGCTACACCTCAACAAAAACAAACTTATATTGAAGTTTATCGTGAGCTGTTAGGTCAAGATAAAAAAGCAAATAAGGCTGCGTTAGCAGACATTCCGCATCAAGCCAATATGGGTACATATGCTTCAATAGCCGAAAACTATTTTACAAAAAATAATAAAGGCTGGGAAAAAGACTATGATCCTCTTCAATTTCAAATTGCTGTATTATCATTTTTAGACCAAAATAAGATGACAACCACACGAATGACTGAAGCAGATTTAATAGACTTAAGATTAACAGATAGAAGCACAAGCTTTGATGAATCTATATTGGATAATACTCCAAAAATGATTAATGAATTAAGAAAAGCTAATAGAGAAAAAGACATTGTAGCCTTAAGAAATAAATATATAGATGTTGTTAGAACAAGCAAAAAACTTGAATTAGATTTAGATGAAAGAGAAGAACTTAGTAAAAAAATTGATTCTATTTTTATAGACTCTGGAATAAATTTAAATGAAGAAGATATTATATCTGGTGCTATTTATAGTGGTGCAAATCTTACAACTCTAGAACCTTCTCTTAGTGATGTAGATTTTAATCCTATGCCTTTAGACGGTGGTTACTATTTAAAAAATGCCAACAAACTTGTATCTCAAATGGATTTAGAAAGTTTATCTGATGGTCAACTTTTAACCTTGAGATTAAATACTATGCCTAGAGGTGTAGGTCGTTCAAGTTCGTTGCCTGAAAGACTAGGATTACCTTCTGATATTTCCTTAGATAGCAGAAAAACATCAGGCTTAACTCCTCTACCGGGAATAAGTGACATATTTGCAACACCTAAAGTTCGTGTGCAATTAAGAAATAGAATTGAAAATGAACTTAACAAAAGACAATACTCTGGACCAATTCAAATGGCAAAAAGAGAAGACTTTGAAGTTATTCCTGAAACATGGTGGGATAGATATAGAATTGAAAATCCAACAGGTGTAGTTAATACACGAGGATTAACACGTGGTTCAAAATATAATACTCAAGGATAGTTAATGGCATTAACTTCTTTAACAGGTGTAGGCATTCTTAAGGGAAGTCTTCCCACTCTTAAAAATAACTTGACAATCGGTTCAAGTTATGCTGGTCGTAAAAAAACCTTAGACGAGTTAGAAAAAGATGAACAATTTTTAGAAGTCTCTGAAAGGTTTTTACAATCTGTGGGTGAAAACTCTGATGATGTGTTTGAATATTTAAGAGATTCGGATTTTAATTTATACTCTGGTATGAGACGGGCTGCACAAAGTGCTAACTTTACAGATCAACAAAAACAAGATTATAATTATTTAAGAAAAGAATTTGATAATGCTGATTTAGGAAGTCTTAAACAATTCTTTGGATTGGTTAAAGATGCAGCTATTGATATTACCACCGACCCTACTGCTATTGTAGCAGCTCTTGCTACACCTTTAACGGGAGGAGCTTCGTTAGCTACAAGAACAGGATTAGGAACAACAGCCTTACAAGTATCTAAAAACTTTGTAGGTCCTACAATTCCTGAAGCTATCATAAAAGGTAAGCTTAAAAAAGAAGGTAAAGAAGCTGTTAAGAAAGCAGCTCTAGTCACAGGTGCAGAAGTAGGAGCATGGACAGGACTAGACAATCACTTTAGACAAACAACTGAACTAAATACTGGTATCAGAAAACTATATTCTACACCAGAGTTAGCAGGTACTGCTGCGTTAGGAACTTTAACAGGTGGATTACTTGGAGGAGCTTTACAAAAAGGTAATCTTTTCTATAGTAAAATGAATAGACTTTATTCAGAAGATGGTTATTTAACACTTGAGCCGGGAAGTTTCCAAGATAAAGTTTCAAAAACTTTAGAAGCTGGAGATATTGTAAAAGCCAGTACAATAGGTTCGGCAACCTCTATACTAGATACAAAAGCAAAATTTTCTCCGATTACAAGAGAGCTTGGTAATTTAATGCGAGAAGATTTTAGTCGAGGGTTTGGTAGTGTGACCAGAGAACGTGTAGCTTTAGGACACGGTGAAATGTTAGATACTCTTAGAGGTGACTATCATAGAATATTTGATGAAGCTACTGCACCACTTCGTAAGGCTGGTGCATTTAAAGAATCAGACGAACTAGGTGTGATTAGAATTTTAAGAGGAGATAAACCTGATGGTTATAGTGAAGACGTTCAACAAGTTGCAAAAGACTTAAGAGGATTTTTTAATAAAATATTTGATGATGCTATAGAAGCAGGGCTAATAAAAGAAGAAAGAAAACTTCCAAATTATTTTACAAGAAGCTGGGACAGAAAAGCAATTGAAGAAAATCGAGAAATATTTTCAGATTTATTAGTTAGTCAAAATATTGTTAAAGATCAAGGAGAAGCTGCTGATCTTATTAATGATATGCTTAATAAAAACAATGAGTTATTTTCTTCGCATTCTATTTTATTAACTCAATCCAGAGCATTTAAAGATTTAAACGATAACGCTTTTGAAAAGTTTTTAACTAATGATTTAAACACTGTTGTTACTTATTACATGAATGCTGCTAATGCTATACAGCATAAGAAAAGTTTTTTATTACCGGGTTTTAGTACAAAATCTAATGAAAATCAATTTGCTGCTAGATGGTTAGACCCAATGGATAGAGAGCTAAGAGAAGCTAGAGGAGGAAGAGGATTATCTAGAGGAGATAGAAAAAGAATTACTAAGTTATATAAATCTATAACTGGACAAGTAAATTATTTTGATAGTCAACGAATTCAAGGAGCTTATGATACTATAAAACTGGCTAACTCTTTAGCGTATCTGCCTTTAGCAACGGTATCATCATTAACAGAAGCCATGATTCCTTTAACAAAAACTGGTAGTTCTGCAACAAAACCAATTAAAGATGCTTTAAGTGGAATAAAAGAAGGTCATAAAATTTTTGTACAAGATATTCCTATTTTGTTACGAAAAAAATATGATATGCCAGATTCACAAATACAAAAAGAAATGAATCAAGTATTTATGGCTATGGATGAATCATTAGCAGAATCTACAAACCGTTTAACTGGTGAAGGGTTACAGAATGATTGGTTAAAAAAACAAGCACGAGGATTCTTTCGACTTAACTTACTTACTCCTTGGACAAAATCTGTACAGTTAGCTTCATTTAATATTGGTAAAGGTTTGATAAGAGAAAACTTAGAAAAACTAAATAAGCTTTCTAAAGAAGGTGTAGATATATTTAATGAAACCGCAACAAAAGAACTAAGCAGAAAAGAAGTACGTAATATTCAGCTATTAAAAAGTGAAGTGTTTGATCTTGGGATAGACATAGAAGATGGATTAAGATGGTTAAATAGTGGAGCTAAGACAGGGTTTGGAGCTGAAAGAAAAGACGGTGTTTTAACTGGTCAAATTAAATATGAAGACGAGTTTTATAAATCAGTAATTCAGGGAGCAGGTCGCTTTGTAAACGAAGTTATTATGCCTGTAGGTAGAGATAGGGCTAGGATTCCTATTTTTATGACAAATCCAAAAGTAGATATTTTAACACAGTTTTTAAGATATCCTGCTGTTTTTAGTAATACAGTTTTAAAAAATTATATTAGATCAACAGTTACAAATCCTAAAGTTAATGGAGCAAAGCTAGGAGCTTTTGCATTGATGGCTACTAGTTTAGCACTGGGTACAAACTATTGGAGGTCTAACGCAGATAACAGAGATAGAATAGTAGAAGAAGGTTTTGAAGATGAAGATTTTTTAAAAGCTTTTCAAAGGGTTGGATTATTTGGTCCACTTGAATATGGTTTACGTTTTAAAAATTCTCTTCAATACACACAAAATCCTTTAGTCTCAGGTTTAAGTTTGGGAGGACCTACAGTAACTGATACTCTTGGTTTAATTCTAGGCAGAAAAGGATTGGTTGAAACAGCAGCAGGAAAAATTCCATTCATAGGAACTAAAGGACTTATGGATAAATATATTGGTGCTAATCCATATGATGATTTAAATATCTTTGCAAAAGAAATAGACAAAGAAGCTGCATATGCTTTACGTATAAAAGATAGACCAAAAGATCGAAGATATACTCGTACCTATACTGATCTTTATAGAAGTAATTATGCAAAGGGTGGAGAAGTTCAAGACGAATACCCTGTACAATTTGTAAAGAAAGACCCTAAAGATAGAGAAAGCGATGATTTGTTTGGTGCAAGTTACAAAGAACAAATGGATAGGTTAGGGTTTGATAATGGAGGTGAAGCATCAGGACCTCCTAAATTTGAAAAACGAATAGCAAGACCAGACCCTGAGATGTTTATTAAAGACCCTGAATCTGGTAATCCTCAAACGCATCGAATGGGTTGGGGAAAGATTGATGGTAAATTTATAGCATACCCTACTATCATAGAGCAAGATGGTAAACTTGTGCAGTATGACAATAATACAGAAACAATGAAGTTAATGAAGAAGAGTGGAAACTTTAAAGCTTTTGATACTAAAGAAGAAGCTGAAGCATATGCTGATGGTAGTTGGAAAACAGATGATTTTAGTAAAACATATCGGAAAGAGTTTGCCTTGGGAGGATTAGGTAAACTTGTTGGTAAAGAGATTGTTGAAAGTATTAGCAAACCAAAACCTTTAACACAAACAGAACTTAATACAATGCCTTTAAAATATAGTCAGAAAAAAATATTAGAAGAAGAAAACTTTAAAGGTATCGAAGCAATGCACGGAACACCTAGTGATTTTGATAAGTTTTCTACAGAATTTTTAATGTCTGGTGAAGGTGCTATGGCATTTGGTAAGGGTTTATATTTTACAACTACTGAAGAGATTGCAAAAGGATACAAAAAAAATATTAGTAAAAGTCAAGGTATTAAAAAATTAACTCAAGAATATGAAGACCTAATAGGTCAAGCCGAAAACGCTAAGAAAGCTGGAAACAATAAAGAAAGACAAGCTTTACTTTTAAAAGCTATAGACAAAGATAAAGAGTTAGATAAATTTAAAAGCTCAGAATTACCAGATGATGTTGGACATCTTTATAAAGTAAATTTAAAAACAACAGATAACCACCTATTAGACTGGGATAAAAAAATGGAGTACCAACCTTCAGGAGTTGTTAGTGCTGCTGAAACTGCAATAGATAGTTTAGATAATATGCAGCTTGAAGAGTTTATTACGTTATACGGAAAGTATCCATCATGGACTAAAGATAGAGATAGGGAACAATTAGTGTCAGATGCATGGGTAACTATGAGTGAATTAACTGGTGAAGATTTTATAAGTGGGATTAATAAATTAATAAACAAAGGTAATACAGCAGATAGAAAATATGTAGAAGATATGTTGGAAAAATCTGGTGTTATGGGGATTAAATATAATGATGGATTTACCAGAAAAACAAAAGGTAAGAAAAAGAAAAACTATGTAGTCTTTGATGCACGTATTATTGAGATATCAAAGAAATATGGAATAGCTATACCGGCTGCTGCAGCCCTTTTACAAAAAATAGACAGTGAAAAACAAGAAAGTATAACATGAACATCGAACAATGTAAAGCTGAAATTAAACGACACGAGGGCGAAGTCCTAGAGATTTATATGGATAGTTTAGGCTATAAGACTCTAGGAGTTGGTCATCTATGTCAACCTAATGACCCTGAATATAATTGGGAAGTTGGTACACCTGTATCTCAAGAGGTTGTAGATAGATACTACACCATAGACTTTGATCGACACTATGCAGAAGCTATACATGTGTTTGGTGATAAAGAAGAATTTTATAAACTGCCTGAAAAGATACAGCATGTATTGGTCAACATGTGTTTTAACTTAGGTGGTACAAGGCTTTCAAAGTTTCGCAAGATGCTACAGGCTTGTAGAGAACACAACTGGAAAGAAATGTCAGCTCAAATGCAAGACAGTCGTTGGTTTACACAAGTAGGTAGGCGTAGTATTGAACTACAACAAGTTGTTCTGGACCAAATATAATGTTACTTTACACAGAGAAACAATTAGATAAAGCTTACAGAATAGATTGTAAAGCTCGTACTCTGTGTAACGAAGAGTGGGTAACACGTGAAGACTTTAGACCACTTTATGAAGACCTTATAGAGTCTTATATGGTTGCATACAGTGAAGATTATATACTAGGTGATGATGTTCCTGAGTATTTATTAGATTCTATAAACGATTTACTTGAATCAACATTGACACTAGGAGATTAAAATGAAAAAACTAAAAGGTATATTAGGTACTCTAGCCCCAACTCTTGGTGCTGCACTTGGTGGTCCGATAGGAGGACAAGCAGGTCAGATACTAAGTAGTGTTTTAGGTGTAAAGAACAACCCTAAGTCTCTTGAACAGGCTATGAATAATTTAACAGCCGAGCAAATGGCTGAACTTAAAATAGCTGAGAACGATTTTAAAGTTCAAATGAAAGAGCTAGAGGTTGACGTATTTGAATTAGAGGTGAACGATAAACAAGATGCTAGACAAAAGTTTAGTAAAGATTGGACACCAAAAATATTAGGAACAATTACTTTAACAGGCTTTTTTAGTTATATATTTTTAGTAACCCTACAACCACCTGACAGTACTTCAGATACTATAGTATCTTTAGTGTTAGGATATTTAGGAGGGTTGGCAAGTGCTGTGATAAGTTTTTACTTTGGTGCTTCTAATACTCCGGATAAAGATGAGTAGTGAAAGAGTTTATAAGTGCCATAGAAACTATAGGTATTCCGGCTGCTGCTGCAATTGGTCTAGGTTATTTAGTATGGACACTCTTTAAAAGTTTAATTGCAGACATCCATAAAAAACTAGATACGCAACACACGATGATTGTTTCCTTGATTGATAGAATCAGGCAAATGGATAATGATATGATACGTATCGACACCTTAGTTCGTACTGCATTAAAACTACCACCAGACGTTGCTAGGATAGCTCGGGCTGATGGTAAGAAAGATGTAAGAAAAGATTAGAGTTATTTTAAAACGTTTAACTCTCTTTGAAAGAAGTTATGTAAGTCTCCCATCTTTATCTTACCATTACGTAGGATAGTTTTTATAACATCTCTTTCATCTGGTGGAAATATTTCATCCACCATATCCTCCGGTAACATACTAAACTCTGTAACGATTTCATTGTTACGTGTAAGAAGCACTTTAAAACTTACTAAGTTCGCTTCACTTGTATTAACCATTATCACTCTCCAAGTTTGCAAAGGTTATCTTATCCTGTCTACCCCTTAGTCCTGCCTTCATATAAGAAGTTGCACGACCTTCAAAGAAGTTCTGATGTTCAACACCCATCACTTCATCCAACCAACCTAGAGGATTCTCACGTTGGTCATAGTTTGTTTTTAGACCAAGCTGTAGTAATCTTCTATCAGCTATGTATCTATTGTAAGCATACATATCTTTCTTTGTAAGACCTTCAAGGTCTCCCATATCAAACACTAGGTCTAAGAACTTATCTTCTAGTGTTACCATTTGTCTACAAATCTCGTATAGTTCTGCTTTAAAATCATCTGTCCAGATATCTAAGTTCTCTTGGATAAACTCTCTGAACAACTTAGTCATAGCTTCAACGTGCATAGACTCATCACGTATAGAGTAAGTAACTATCTGTCCCATACCTTTCATCTTACCGAACCTTGGAAAGTTTAACAAGATTGCAAAGCTTGAGAACAACTGTAGTCCTTCTGTAAAAGCTGAATAGACTGCTAAAGTTTTTGCAATACTTTTCTTGTCAGACTTAGTTGTCTTAATCTTATGTACGTACTCGTGTTTATCTGCCATCTCTTCGTACTCTGAAAAAGCTTTGTATTCTATCTCAGGCATACCAACTGTATCAAGGAGTAAGCTGTAAGCATGTTGATGAATAGATTCCATGTTAGCAAAAGAACCCATCATCATTCTAGCTTCAGGCTTTCTAAAGATACGCATGTATCTATCAACGTAACCTGCACCAACATCTACATCAGATTGAGTAAACAATCTAAAGATTTGTGTTAATAGATTCTTTTCTTTTGAATCTAACTCTTGCCAATCTTTTACATCGGTGTGTAAAGGTACTGACTCCGGCATCCAGTGCATTTGGTTTTGTAAGACATAGTAGTCAAACATCCAAGGGTTATCGAATGGTTTGTAATAATCTCTTGTGTCTAATAAGCTCATCTGTTCTCCTCGTTAAATCTCTTAACTAAATATTTAAAATTTTCAATTACATATCCTGCGTAATCTTTTGTTTTTGCGAATGGATTATTATTTTCATCACAATAATCTAACCACATCCTACTTGTAAAGCCTGAAAACTTTTGACTAAACACCTTGTCAAATTCTGATTGTTTCATATTAATCCTTTGGTAAATAAACTATAACAGCCGAGTTACATTTAGGGCAACTTAAATTAGTTTCCATAATGTACTCATCGTTCTCATCTTCTATGTCGTGATCTCCACCCCATATTAATTGTGTTCCACAGTGCCAACAATCCATATCAACCCTCACAAGCTATACACTCAGCATCATCTAGTTTAATACGCTGAACTTTAACGTTTACATTTTCTGCATTTCTAGCAGCATTAGTTCTAAAGTAATACAAAGACTTTAGTTTGTTCATGCCATACCAGTGTACATCATTAACGTACTGCATGTACTCATCGTGTACTTCCTGTGGCTCTGTAGCTTTAGGAAGTGTAAAGAAAAGATTAACAGATTGTGCTTGACAAATAAACTCTTGTCGTTTAGATGCGTGTTCTATAATCCATATCTGGTCTATCTCATTAGCAGTTTTAAATATTTCTTTTTCTTCCTCGGTTAATATATCTAGATGCTGGACTGAACCTTCGTTACCTGCAATGTCTTTCCACAATGCAGTCAACTCATCTTTCTTTAAACCTTTGTCTTGTAATACTTCTTCTAAGTATTTGTTCTTTACTTGGAAAGAACCTGAGAGAGTCTTGTGCGTATAAACGTTAGCACGATATGGCTCAATCGAAGGAGAAGTACCACCACATATGATGCTAGAACTAGCGTTAGGAGCAACAGCGAGTAAATGAGCGTTCCTCCTGCCACTACCACTGACATCAGGAGCTTCGCCCCTTTCGTCTGCAAGTCTTTCAGAAGCTTTGGTTGCCTGTTTTTTAATGTATTTAAAAGCTTTATGATTGAAGCCCGTAGCGAAGATACCTTCAAAAGGAATGTTGCGTGATTGGAGATACGAATGGAAGCCCATCGCACCGAGACCCAACGACCTTTCTCGATAAGCAGAGTAGGCAGATTTAGTAAAGCCTTCTTTGCCCGGCTTAATATGTTTTTGAAATCTTTTAAAGTTTGCATTGTACTCTCCTAAGTTATCTGTGTCGACAGCGTTATCAATATAATGTTGAAGAACATTGTCAAGCATGGTAATTAAATCTTCAATGAACACAGGGTTCTCACTCCACTCATCAAAGTATTCTAAGTTGACAGAAGATAAACAACAAACTGCTGTCCTCTCTTCATTTGTAGGTAAAGTAATCTCAGAACAAAGATTGCTCTGTTTGATTTCTAATCCTAAATCTTTTTGTTGTTTGGGTAAAGCTTCATTACATCTATCAATGTTGACCATGTAAGGTTCACCTGTCTCTGCTCTAGCGTTAATGATCTGCCACCATAAGTCTCTAGCATTAACAACCTTAATCGCTTCATTACTTTTAGGGTCTACCAATCTCCAGTCTGCATCATCTTCAACAGCTTTCAAAAACTCATTGGTAATGTTAATACCGTTGTGAAGATTAAGATTCTTACGATTGATATCTCCACCTGATTCTTTACGCATGTTAATAAACTCTTCAATCTCTGGATGAGATATGTCCATGTATGCTGCATAAGAACCTCGTCTTGTCGTGCCTTGATTAAAGGCTAACATCTGTGAATCAACTACATGGATGAAAGGAATTGAACCAGTAGACTTACTACCGTGAGTAGTAGAAACACCGTTACTCCGGATGTCTCCCCAATATCCACCAATACCTCCACCTGAACTTGCCAACCAAATATTCTCGTCATAATGATCTGATAGACCAGTCCTGCTATCAGGTACATAATTGAGGAAACAGCTAATAGGAAGACCACGACTTGTTCCCCCGTTACTAAGTATAGGAGTGCTAAACATGAACCAACAAGAGGAACTGTAGTGATAAAGTCTTTGAGCCAATTCAAAATCTGTGTTCCCTTTGTAGGTGGCTGCGAAGACTGATGCTCTGGCAAATGCTTCTTGTGCATGTGTTTCATTCTCCCATAAGTATCTATCCTTAAGTGTGTCAAGGCTGAACTTATCTAAATTTTTTTCGTTACTATAATTTATTTTTATACCAAGATATTCCTTGATACCTACTTTATCATCTACCATTATGAGTTCTCTGTGTCGTGAATGTTAAGCATTATTATACCATAATGTAAGATTTTTAGCAAGTCTTTTCTGTTCTTTCCATCTTTATTTCCATAGCGTTTAGCGTACTTCATAATATTACCAAGACTAAAGCCCTCACCATGTCCCGAATCAATAATAACATCGGTAGCCTGATATTTATCGGATGCATAATGCTGACTGTATGTAGCATCAATGTATCCTTTAAGCTCTTGTAATAGTTTGTCTTCATTAAATTTATAATTACTCTTTCTCATTTTTCCATTCCTTCGGTAAAGTCTCTTCGCTATACCATGTAAAGTTATTTGTTTCAGCCCATTCAGCATGTGTTCTTTTTGTCCCATCTTTCCTTACCTTTGCTCCCGGCATAGGAGAGAAAGGTTTTTGAAATAAAAATATTAACTCAGTATTTTTTGGTAGTGCTTTTCTAATATGAATATATTTACTGTACTCAGCATGATCCCAAAACCTACCTTTAGCTTCTAATAAAATTGTTTTACCGTCTATCTCTCTAACAAAGTCAGCTTCGTATTTATGTTCAACAACATATTGTATGACATCCCAATGGTGTTTCCAGTCTTGAAGTATGCCTAAATGAATGTCATACTCCCATCGACTGTCATACCCTTTAGGTACGTTAATCTTTTTAGGTCTAGGTTTTCTAGGTACTCTTCTAGGCATTAAGGTCTCCAAGCGTTAGCTGTGGATTCCGTTTAACCTGTTTGTAAAACCATCTTAAACTATATGCACTAAGAAGAAATCTATTGTTAGCAAAGATGTGTGTTTGTTCTGGTAAAAACTCATTAAGATTATTTCTATGTATCTTAGATGTATCTTCTCCATCGGGAATCATTGTTCTTAACCACTCAATAAGTAAGTCTTCTGCTCTACGTCTTAATTGTTTTGATTTTCTTCCACTCATATCTGTGTTACCTCTATAACTTTAGGTGGCTTGGGTGTTTGAGTTAAGTATTTTAATCCATTAGAATATTTAAATACTCTTAAACCTTTACCTTCATTAGAATCTTTATGACATTCAAACTTGTGTCTGCAATACACACACTCTCTAGGTAACTGCATGTTACCAGACTTACCATCTGGAACAGGGCTGTAACATAGATCAGGTGGTGTAGCTAACTTAACAGCTTTCTTTATATCTGTAATCTTTTTCTTGATGTTAGGCTTGTCAAAGTTATCAGGTCTGTACAAAGCTAACTCACCAGACTCTTTATTAAGAGCAAGGAATCCACCCTTGTCTGTACCCTGTGCTTGTTCATAACCTGCAAGTTGAGCCATATAACCAAACATATCGTTCTCTGCTAGAGTACCATCCTTAAATTTTTTGAAAGCAAACCCAGAAGCTGTCTTAATATCAACAACCTCTCCATCGATAACACAATCCATGTGTCCTTTGATTCCAGATACCTTGATCTCTTTCTGTTCATCAGTAACTGTATGTCCAGATAGCTTGATAAGAAATATAACTATCTCTTCAAGTAAATGTCCATATAAAAACTTAATGAATAAAGAAGGTGGCATCCTTTCCGGAGTACCTTCTGACTTCATATCAAACCATAACTGTCGTGACTTCCTACCTATGTTAGACATACGTAAGGTTGCATCACCTCTTGGTTCAGGGTGAGACCACTTGTAAAGTATCTCTTTCATAGACTCACCAAACTGGTCGATAGTCTCTGGGTCTAGATCAATGTGCTCACCATCGGCAAGTACACCTATCTTATTATATATATCTTCTACTAATGTGTCAAGAGTCTTTTTAGATTTAGCCATATTATTTTTTATGTTTTACAAAATTTAGTTTACGAGTGTCTGGATTGTAGTTTAATATTTGTACATTTAAGTCAAGTTGCTCATCGCTTCTAGTCCTACCTGACCTGCCTGATTTGGTTTTGACATCTATCAGAGTTGTCTCTCCATCTTTTGTAGCAATCAAATCAACTGGACCAGTACAGCCACAGTTTTTAAATACTTCATAACCATTATCCCAAAGCCAAGTGACTGCATAAAACTCAGCCATATCTCCTTTTCGATTATCTTGTGTATGATTAGTGTGTGTCACTCCAATTGTCTCCTATCTTGTATTCGCCATCCATAGGACAACGAAGGTTAAAATGTTTACCGGCTTCTATGATAGATTCAACAGCCATCTGTCCTACCTTGTTTGCTCTACAAGATGATACTTCTATCTGCCATTCATCGTGAATGTTAGCTACAAACTTATGTGGTGTACCACTAAGATTAAGTCTACCAGATAAAATACATAAAGCTTTCTTCATAAGAATAGCACCACCACCTTGAAGTAAAGTATTCAAAGCTGAGTGTTTGTTTCTTATATACAACTTCCTACCGTCTAATCCTTTGAGGTAATTTTTTGAAGCTGCTCTGTCAACTCGTTCCTTAAGAGACTTGTATGTTGGGAGACTACTAAGAAAGCGTTCTCGCAACTTCTTACCGTCTGCTCTGCTTCCTTTAATGATGCTTCCAATCTTTTCATCTCCTGCTCCGTAAACGAGTGCGTAGATGAAAGTTTTAGCCTGATCTCTTGATTTAAGTCCAGCAAAGTTTTGGTTAGTCGTGTGAATGTCTCCATTAATAAT